TTTCGCCAGGCTGATATCGATGAGTTTCTGGCAGCCAACGGATGGAGTCCGCGCCGTGTGCTGGAGACCGGTCTGCGCACGTCAACATTTTGCTGTGCCGGATTGATTAACGGCGAAGTGGTGACTGTCTTTGGCGTGGCACCAGCATCGATGATCGGCGGGAGTGGTATCCCATGGCTGGTGGGCACTGACGCGCTGGAGAAATACCAGCGTACCTTCCTGCGCCGGTGCGGAAAAGTGGTCAATGCAATGCTGACTGTTTACCCGTATCTTGAAAATTATGTTGATGCGCGTAACCACACTGCGCGCATCTGGCTTCACTGGCTGGGATTCACCATCGATGAACCTCAGCCATATGGCATTAACAACCTACCGTTTCACCGTTTCCACATGGAGAGAAAATAATGTGCAGCCCGGCTATCGCTCTCGCTGGTGCCAGTGTCGCATTAAGTGGCGTTTCAGCATACAACCAGTACCAGCAAGGTAAGTATTCGTCTGCTGTTGCCGAGCAAAATGCAGAAGTGGCCACGGCACAGGCACAGGATTCTATCAACCGTGGCAACGCTCAGGCTGATGAGGTTCGTCGTCGTAACCGTCAGGCTGCTGGCACCCAGGCGGCAACAATGGGCGCAACTGGTGCTGATCTCTCCACTGGTGGAGCGCTTGATATCTTTGGCGATACAGCTCAGTTTGGCGCGCTTGATGCGCTGACTACGGTTAATAACGCTCAGCGTGAAGCATATGGCTTTCAGGTTCAGGCTGAAAACTACAAAGCTCAGGCCAGCTCAGCACGCAAGCAGGGGAATATGGGAGCATTTACCACACTGCTGACTGCTCCACTTCAGGCATACGGCGCTTACCAGATGGGCGGCGGAACGTGGTCACCATTCACTCAAAGCAAAGCGGCACCGATCAGCGCTGCCATCGGCACACCAACCGGTCGATAAGGAGACATATAAATGCCAACAGTACCAACAGTCACCGGTCGTCAGGTCGAAAGCAGAGGGTTTCAGTCTCCGGGGTTTCAGGCTTTTGAACAGCCAAATATCGGTGATGCTCTGACACAGGTAGGCGGTAAAGCACTGGATGTTTTTGCGCAGGCAAAGCAACGTGCTGATGTTGCCCAGGCTCAGGATGCCTCATTGCAACTCAGCCAGATTTCCAGTGATCTACTGACTAACCCTGATACCGGCCTGCTTAACATGCAGGGTAAGAACGCTCTTGGCAAGGGACAGGTTTATACCCAGCAATTCGATGCTCAGGCAGAGCAGATCGCGATGACATTGCCGGAAGGTGCCAGGGCTGGTTTTATACAGCAGGCTCAGCAGCAGCGCATTCATTTCACCACCCAGGCTGGCAGGCATGAGATAAGCCAACTCAATGCCTATGAAGAAGGTCAGTTCCAGGCGACTCTGGCGAATAACGGTAAACTGGCTGCTGCAGCCTATGGTGATAATGCCAATTATGTTCTCTACAACCAGCAAACTTTCCAGCAGATCGAAGATTATGGCACCGCTCATGGCTGGAGTTCTGAACAGATTCAGGCCAAAAAGATTGAGTTCAAAGAGAAGGTCGCCGATGCTTCCCTTTCTCAGTGGTCGGCAAACAACTCGATTGAGTTCATCCAGAGCAACGGCGAGTTAAGCGATACGGTTACTGGTTCCCGCCGTGCAGTATCAGAAGGTGGTTCTGGTGATAGCGCCCGTGGTATTCGCAACAATAACCCCGGCAATCTGGAATACAGCAAAACCAATCCGTGGGTAGGCCAGACCGGTGATGATGGTCGCTTTGCCAAATTCGAAACTCCAGAACACGGTATTCGGGCGCTTGGTAGAAACCTGCTTTCATATCAGCGTCAGGGCATTGATACTGTAAACGACATCATTAATCGCTGGGCCCCTCCTTCTGACAATAACAACACAGAAGCATACATTCAGGCAGTATGTGCTCAACTCGGCGTTACTCCTGACCAACCGCTTGACGCATCAAACCCTGATACGCTAAAGGCTTTGTGTGCCTCCATTATCCAACATGAGAACGGCAGCCAGCCGTACAGTGATCAGCAACTTGCTACCGGTGTTAGCGCGGCTATCGGTCTGTCACAACTTCCTACCAGCACCAAACGCTACACGGGCAACGCGGCATTTGACGCTGCATCTCCTGAGGCCCAGGCGACATTCCTTCGCCAGGCTGACCAGATCCGTAAGCAGCAGCAGGCGGAATATCGCACTAATATCGACAGTCGTGTGCGTGATGCCAGCGCAGCATACATGCGCGGCGTTGACTTCCCTGATGCTCCTACGCAGAACGACTTCCTCTCCGCCTACGGCGTGCGGGAGGGAAATCTACGCTATACCGAGTTTCGCAACACGCAGATCGCCGGACAGTACATCGGATCGTTTCGCAACATGCCGACCAGCAGCATTCAGGCAGCAGTAGAAAATCTGAAGCCAGATACTGGTGAAACTGGCGAAGGATATGCAGCGCGCGCCCAAACCTATGACGCCGTTGTCTCTGCTGCCAGTACTGTTCTTGCGCAACGTAAAGCAGACCCAATTCAGTTTTCACTTTCTTCCGGTCAAACAAAGCCTATTGATATGACCAACCAGAACAATTTCGGCCAGACGATTGCCCTTCGGGCTTCTCAGGCTGTAGATCTGGCTAAGTCATACGGTACGCCGCTGACGTTCTTTTCCAAAGAAGAGGCGAATCAGATCGGGGCTTTCTTCCGCGATGCACCAGTTTCTCAGCAGACTGCATATCTCGACACCATTCGGCAGAGCACCGGTGGCGGTCAGGTATATATGTCAGCGCTTCAGCAGATAAGCACCAATGCGCCATCAGCAGCGGTAGCTGGGATCCTGATGGATAAGCCAGGAGGAGTGGTAGCTGAGAAAAACTGGTTTAACCCTGATGTTTCTGTATCACCAGAAACAGCAGCGCAAACCATCCTGTCAGGTGCCGCGGCGCGTAAAGGAACTGATGATGCTAAGGGCATCCCAATGCCGAAGGATAACGATCTGCGACTCGAGTTCTCTGACATGGTGAAGGATGCGTTTGCCGGTGACGCGCAGGGTGCATCAATGGCCTATGAGATAGCAAAGGACTATTACGCCGGGGTGATGGCGAAGAAGGGTGTGGTTTCGGGTGAAATTGACAGTGACACATGGAAGCAGGCTGTTAACGTAGCAACTGGTGGCGTGCACGATTATAACGGCATGGGCAGTGTTCTGTTGCCTTGGGGGATGTCTGCCGAGCAATTTGATAAACAAGTTGATCAGGCATGGAAAACTCAGGTGACTGGCGCAGGAATTAAAGCACCGCCAGGCCAGTACGGTCTGCAAAGCTATGGAGATAGCCAGTATCTGGTGAAACTCGGCACTGGGTATTTGCTGAAAGATGATGGAACTCCTGTCGTCATCGACCTTACCCAACAGCGCCAGAGATTCTCAGAGGGGATCCCGCAATGAGTTACTTTGGTCTCAACGCAGTTAACCAGAATCAGCAACTGGATGAAGCGGCATCTAACCCAGCAGGGTTTAATACCGATGTCGGTTTCTTCGATAACTCAGGTGCTGCTGCTATTTCGGGACTGTACTCTGGACTGGTTGCCAAACCAGACCAGCTTCTTTGGGCAGGAATGGATAAGATCGTTTCACCCATCGCTAAGTTTGTTAACGAAAACACTTCCATCAATGATACATCGGCTGAATATATCGGCGAACAGCGAAAACTCGCAGAGCAGCAAGTTAAGCGACTGACTCCTGATGCAGCCACAACAGGAACTGCTGGTCAGGTCCTGAATGGTCTGTTCGATATGGGCGGACAGGCTGTCGTTGGTACGCTGCTGGCCGGTCCCGCTGGTGGTGCTGCTTCCGTCACTGCACTGCAGGGCTTCTCTGAGTTTGAGAAATTGACTGCTCAGGGCGTAGATTTCAGGACTGCTCAGGAAGCTGGTCTGGTGCAGGGTATCACTGCTGGTGCTGGCACATTGATCCCTATGGGTCTGGGTTTACGTGCCGGTGGGGCGCTGGCAGAAAGTGTTGGCGCACAACTGGCGAGGACAGGTGAAAGTGCAGTACGTAATGTTGCAGCTACTGCTGTTCGTGCAGCTCCAGATATCGCATACGCAGCCGGAACTAACATTGCCTTTGGGATGGCCCAGCGCGGACTTACTGCAAAGACGCTGCGTGATGGCGGTTATAACGAAATGGCGGCTCAGTACGATGTGTTTGATCGCCAGTCTATCGCCATCGATGCGGTTCTTGGTGTGGCATTTGGTGGTGTAGGTAGGTTCCTGAACGCCCGCGGTGAGAGCGCTGCAACTCCTGAATTTTCCCCGGCTGAGGTGGATGCAGCGCTGGCAGCCAATGCCTCACATCACGCTGAGATTGATGTTGCTCCTGGTGTTCCGGTTAATGTCCTGTCACGTGATGCGCATATACAGGCACTACAGAAAGCAATGAACGATGTAAGCCAGGGGCGTGCAGTTGATGTGGCCAGCATTGCCGAACCAGCATCATTTAGCGATATTCCTGGGAGGAGAAACCTTATTTCTCAGGCCATAGATGAAACCCTGTATCGCTCTGAAGAAGGAAGAACTCAGATAGCTGTTGATACCAGAGCGCTGGAACAGCAAGCGGCTCAGGCTTTAGACGTTGAGCAGGTTAATCAGTTGCAGACTGATATCTCTGGCATCGATAGATCCATTGAAACACTCAACCAGGAACGCTCCGGAGTCCTGAACGAACTACCTTCAGGCAGCGGACGTGAATTATCACGTTCACGTGCAGCTCGTCAGGAAAGGTTGCGTGATATTGACCAGCGTATCAATGATGAGTCGGTCAGACTACAGACGGCAAAGGATAATCTGGCGGCGAATGTTGAGGGAGGGGTTAACTTTGAAGCGCGGGCTGAATTAGCCAGACGCCAGCAGGCAGAAAGCGATCTGAACGCACAGGCCATGTCATTCTATAAAACAGCAGAAGTGCGCACCCCTGATGAAGCAGCACCTTTTGAACCAGGAACCGTATTACGACAGGCAGAACAAAAGCCAACGGCGGAACAGGCCGGGGATATGGATCTTCGTATCGCTGAAGATTCACTGGTTGAGTCTCCGGACATGATGATCACCGTCCTTGATGATGAAGGAAACCCGCAGTCGCGAAGCGCTCGGGAAGTGCTGGACGAAGCAAACAGAGATAACGAACAGGCGATACAGGATTCCAGCCTCTTTGATGTGGCTGTCTCGTGTTTCTTAAGAGGATAATTGGATGAGACAGGAATGCATTCAGGCAGTACAGCAGGCAGCTAAGCGCACGCTGACAGCGCGCGAGATTCAGGATATTGAAGATAGTATCTACCGCAATATGCGAACGCTTGCCAGAGACGATCCTATGTCATGGCGTCAACTTAACGACGCTGAACGCCTGCGCCGAGCCGGGCAACTGGCGGCTGAAGAGTTGCAGCGAGAGGCGGCACTGAAAAAACGCCGTGTCACTTTGACTATTGCTGCACGCCAGAGACTCGATAAATTTATCAACAGCTACCAGGGGGCAGACGGCAAGTTGGGTGCACTAAACCGCACTATTGCTTTCAGTGCTGACGGAAAGTCAAACTTTCTGTCTGTTGAGTCCCGCACGAAAGCGACCCGTGATTACGCATTAAGCCAGTTACAGGAGGCGTTCGAGGCTGTTGATCCTCGTTTCTTCGGTCTATTCGAAGATGAAGCCGGAGTCCGTGATCTGGTGTTTGAGATGCGCGGCCAGAAAACAGGTAATGCGAAAGCCATGAAAGGGGCGAAAGCCTGGGGCGAAGTTACTGAGCTACTGCGCCGCAGGTTTAATGATGCTGGTGGTGATATCGGCTATCTGGAAAACTGGGGTATACCTCAGCACCATTCTATGGAAAAGGTTGGGGCAGTATCGAAGGATAAGTGGGTAAGTGATGTGATTGGTAAACTCGATCGCAAATATTACACACGCGCCGACGGCCAGTTGATGAATGATACTGAGTTATCAGCTTTTCTCGGTGAAGCCTATAACACGATTGCCACAGGTGGCCTGAATAAACTCACTGATACCGGTATGCGTATTTCCGGTGCGCGGGCAAACCGTGGCAACGCATCACGCCAGATCCACTTTAAAGACGCTGATTCATACCTTCAGTACCAGCAGATGTACGGCGACCGGTCACTCTGGGAAATCATGGTAGGGCACCTGGAAGGTATCAGTAAAGACATTGCGCTGGTGGAAACCTACGGACCAAACCCGGATCATGTGTTCCGCTCACTGCTGGATCAGACTAAATCAGAGACAGCTACGGCTAACCCGCAGGATACCGGTCGCATAGAGCGCCAGGCAAACAATACTGAGAACCTGTATAACTTTATTTCTGGTAAAACTCAGCCTGTTGCAAACCCGCATATTGCGCGCTGGTCGGATAACATCCGCAACTGGATGGTTGCCAGTCGTCTCGGTTCTGCGCTGTTGTCATCGTTCTCTGATCTTGGAACCATGTACCTGTCAGCGAAGGTTACCAACCTTCCGATGAATCAGCTATTCCGTAACCAGCTTGAAGCTATGGACCCAACGAATCGCACTGAATTGGCCAGGGCTCGTCGTGCTGGCTTGGCTATGGAATCACTGCTCGGCAGCGTTAACCGCTGGGCGATGGATAATATGGGGCCGTCTGTCTCCCGGTGGGCTGCAACTGCGGTTATGCGCGCCAGTGGATTAACTGCGTGGTCCGACGCGCACAAGCGTGCCTACGGTGTCACTATGATGGGCAGTCTTGGTGATGTTGTCACCAGAACACCGGATCTGAAAAGCCTGTCTAATGACGATTTCCGTATACTGAAAAGCAAAGGAATCACCGATACCGACTGGAGCGTGTGGAAGCTGGCGCAACAGGAGGACTGGGGGAAAGGCAACGATACGATGCTGACTCCGGAAAGCATCATGCGTATACCCGATGCTGCTGTAGAGCACCTCGGATCACCGGAGCGCGTGAAGTTTGAAGCAATGCGTAAGCTGCTCGGAGCGGTGACAGAAGAAGTTGACATGGCTGTGATCACTCCTGGTGCTCGTGAGCAGATGGTTACCGGTTCAGGCATCCAGCGCGGGACCTGGAAGGGAGAATTAACCCGTAGCGTATTCCTGTTTAAGTCGTTTCCGATCTCAGTTGTCATGCGTCACTGGTCACGTGCAATGGGAATGCCGTCAGCCGGTGGCCGTGCGGCATACATCGCGACGTTTATCGCCAGCACGACAATACTTGGCGCGCTTTCTCAGCAACTAAATGACATGGCATCAGGCCGTAATCCGCGGGATATGGCTGGTGAAGATGCTGCTAAATTCTGGCTTGGTGCATTACTGAAAGGTGGTGGTCTTGGCTTATACGGTGATTTCCTGCTGTCGGACCACACCCGGTACGGTAGCGGTGCACTGGCTTCTATGCTCGGACCGGTAGCTGGTCTGGTCGACGACGTTATCAAAATCGGGCAGGGAATCCCGCTGAATGCGGTAGAAGGTAAGAGCGAGCAAACTGGTGGTGATCTGGTTAAGCTTGGAAAAGGTCTGACACCTGGTGCCAACATCTGGTACCTGAAGGCTGCGCTTGATCATATGATCTTTAACCAGATGCAGGAGTATTTTTCCCCTGGCTATCTGCGTAAGATGGAACAGCGTTCGAAAAAAGAATTTAACCAGACATACTGGTGGCGACCTCAGGATGTCACCCCGCAATAAGGATGTGAAAATGATTGCTTTTATTCTTGTTGTGTTGGCACTTGTCGCGCTTGGCGTAATGAACCGTAAAGGTATCATTGAAGATGGGGAATTTTCCGTCGCAGTTGTTCTAATATTATCTGGTGTCGCAGGATACATAGGCATGTCATAGCATGAAGGTGACATGTCACGAGGCCGCAATAGCGGCCTTTTATTTTTCATTAAGTGGTTTGCTTACGTAACTGTTCCGCACAGTAATCGAGATGCGTTTGCAGATCCTGCATGGTCATTTGAGAACTTGTGACGTAATTCACAAGCGCAACCAGTTCAGCTAATGGCCCGTCAACATTGAAGCCATCTTTATCGAGTTCCCGCAGCAACTTCATCAGATGCGAGTCCTCCACCAGGGACCTAACGCCTACCGGCGTGTGTATTCTTTCCTCAAATCCTTCTTCCAGCGGATGGTGATACTGCCGTTGCATCTCTTCTTCTCCATGCAATCACTGTATAAACATACAGTAGCAGAAGATATCAGGACTATCCAGCATGAAATGCAAATTACCTGTAAGGTAATAAAACATATGTTCAATCTTCATTCGGTTCATATAAGGTTTTTATGGTAATACAATGATTCAGAGTGCATGCGCGCCGGGCGCATAAGCAATCTGGAGATACTTACATGACGGTCTCAACCGAAGTTGACCATAACGACTACACGGGGAATGGGGTCACGACTTCTTTCCCTTATACCTTCCGAATTTTTAAGAAGTCTGATCTGGTTGTGCAGGTTGCAGACCTGAGCAAGAACATCACAGAATTAGTCCTTGATACTGATTACACCGTTACTGGTGCGGGAGGGTACACAGGAGGGAATGTAATACTGTCAACGCCACTGACAAGTGGATACCAAATCTCAATTTCACGTGAGCTTCCAGTTACACAGGAAACAGATCTTCGAAATCAGGGTAAGTTCTTCGCAGAAGTGCATGAGGATGCTTTTGATAAACTGACTATGCTGATTCAGCAGGTGCGCAGTTGGTTAAGACTGGCTCTACGTAAGCCGTCGTTTGTGGCTAATTATTATGATGCGATGAACAACTACATCCGTAATTTGCGCGATCCAAGGGACCTTCAGGATGCCGCCACCAAAAATTATGTAGATAGCGTAGCTAATACCAATCTAAGCCACACACTGAGAACACCTGAAGCAATCCCTCCGTTGCCAGGGGTAGAACAACGTAAAAATAAAATTGTCGCGATGAATGATAGTGGCGATCCGATAATGGTTCTTCCAGAATCAGGATCTGCAGCAGATGTATTAATAGAGCTTGCTAAGCCTACCGGTGCTGGGTTGATAGGATCTCTATCAGGAAAATCAGTCCAGCAAGAACTAATGATTAAAACAACATCATTTACATCACTGCAAGATGCAGCTAACTACGCAGTGAATGGAATGATTGTTGATGAGGATTATTATTTTAATGACGGCGAGACAGTTGATTTTGGAGGAAAGGTTTTAACTATCGACTGCAAAGCTAAGTTTATCGGGGATGGTAAATTAACATTTGAAAATTTAGGATCAGGATCACGCATTGTGCATCCACATATGCAGTCACAAACAGTACCTTACGTTATATCAAGATGGGACAGTAACGGTGAGTGGATAAATGACCCCTCCACTATCATTTCCACTCTTACTCAAAGCAGAACGCAAGGGTACGCACCTACAACTAATGATGTAGACATATATAGCTCTCTACCAGATAATGTTAAAAACCAAAATTTGATATCACATCTCATTATATCTAATTCATCAGGGATAGATGTATTTTATCCAAAAGCAACATTTGGATCATATGAATCATTTAAAAATAACAATGTGAAGTTTTGGTATCCATGTGATTTTTATGGAGACATGACAAACTGCATCGCATTTACTGCATGGGATAGCACAGATTACTATCATGGTAATTATGTAATCGGTGGTTCAACTAATTATGGATCAGGAAGTGGGGTGTGTTTTTATCGAAATGATGGAGGGGTTAGCCATGATGGAGGGGTCATTGGTGGGTTTACCCCTTACAGATGCGGTGAGTCAGGTGTTAAAACATATCAGAACGAAGTGAACGGAATAAGTCAAAGATGTTACAATCTTCGTTTCATCGATATTCATCCGATAGAAACGTACTATGATGGCGTAGATCTGAATGCTGACTATGGCACGCCAACTGAACGCCAGCATGATTACACATTGGCGCAATACGGCTGGAACAACCTTCCAACAAACCACATCGTTAGCAACATTCAAGCGTATAAGACTCATGGGGTTGGTATTTGGGGGGACGGCTCTACAGGGTTTTATCGAGATATCTATGCATCATATTCTCGGGGAGCAGGTATATTTATCAAAGGAAGTGGGAAGACTTTTAAAAACCTAACTTCCGTTCAAAACAATTCAGCTAACACGCCAGGAGAAAACCAGATTACACTTGACGGGGCAAACATAATTGATGGTGTGAATATAATAAATTACACACAACCACCAGGACTTGCTATTTTTGCTCCAAATTCTACAGTCACCAATCTTAATGCTCCAGGTATTCCTTCATCATCCATAAACATTGGCAATATTGAGGGGCTGGTGGTTGGCAACCTAATACATGTGCAGCCAAATCTTGCAAATCAAACTTCAGCTGTGTACTTAAATGTAGTCAATACTGGTGTGGCCTCTAAAAGAGAGGATACCACAAAGATTGGTCCAGGAGCGTCAGAGGTTACCAGATACGTAATTTCAGGTAGTGCACCAAGGTTAACCATGAGAGAAAACCATGGAGATTTTGGGGCGGTAAATATTGCATTCTCTGGGACGGTCCTGCCAGATGAGGCCGTACCGGATGCAAATTCCTACTCTGTATATTGGGATGGAACCAACCTTACTGCTTTGATAAATCACGGTGGTGTTCTTACAAGACAGAAGTTAACAACATAAATTATAAACGGCTGCCTATGCAGCCGTTTATTTCTCTAGTTTATTATATATTTGCCAATTTTTTCTAAAAGGAAATCAGAACCAGGCTTTGTCAAGTGCCCCCAATCTACAGCAGTGACAAAATCAGGACCATCACCAACCCTTGTTAAGCATCCACTTTCATTGCATAGAACTCTGTATGCTGATATGTATTCAACACCCAACTTAGGCACGTTTTCATCAAAGTACTTATCCCATCCTTTTATTTCATCGTTTAATCCATATGACATGTATATCGGTGGCGTTTTTTTGAATTCACTTGTGTAATTTGATATCACCTTAACTAAATTAGCATTCCATTCAGGAACAGGGCCAACAACTATCAATCTTGATTGCGGTGATACTTTCTTTATTTCTTTTATTGTTAAAGAGAGAGCTTCAATTGCTAACTTTTTATCATGAACTCCATTTGAACCACGAACAGACCACGTTAGTAATACTATCTCAGGTTTAACTATACCAATCTCTTTAATCCTGTCAGCGTTAATTGAACCAACGTTTCTTTGGAGATCATCCTTACCACTAACAAACAATGGCGGGGCGTTTCCGTCCGTCATTTGACTTATCACATATTTTCCATTGTTGTTTTTTATGTAACTCGACAATCCATTATAGAGTGCTGCTGCATATGAATCACCGATTATAAAAATATTATTGCGGCTATTTTTAATGCAACCGTTAGATATTGCATCTTTTAACAGCACAGAGTGACATATGCCACCGCGCAATAGCTCACCATATTTATAGTAATCGTACACATTTGTGACAGAAGCATACTCACCTGCTGATTTATTTACACTTCTTTCTTTAATTCCATTCATTGAGTACGCGACAATACCAAATACGCCAGAACCAAATACGACGACAGCTAGAATAATAGTAGTAATTGACTTTTTACGAGAATGGCGTAGAGGTTTTTCTAAAAGAAAATAAGTTAAAATCGCCAATACTAATGCCAGAGCCATTAAAATCAATAACTCATTGGTACTCGGTGAGCCAGATAATATTGAACGATAGAATGAATAAACTGGCCAGTGCCATAAATATAGCGGGTAGCTTATAAGACCAATAAAAACAATAGGTTTAAAACTTAGTGCTTTTGATGCGAACCAATCATTTCCATTTGATGCTATTATAAGAGATGCGCCAATTACTGGAATTATCGCGATGTAACCTGGGAAAGCCATATTTTCATTAATTAATGCTATTGACAGAGTTATTATTATAACACCTAGCAATGACATAGATTTAGATACTGATGTTTTTATACCCATGAAACGTAATGTTGCTATTATGGCACCAGCCATTAACTCCCAGAATCTTGAGGCTGGGGAGTAGTAGTTAGCACCACCTTCGTATGCCATGGTAGAAACACTAATTGTATAGCTAACTATAAATATGGCTGCGCATGATAGAAGTATATTGCGTTTAGAGTGTTTGCTTTTGAAGCAGCACAAGATAACTATAGGCCACAATATATAGAACTGTTCTTCAATACCTAAAGACCAAAGGTGCAACAATGGTTTAAGATATGATTGAGAATCAAAATAACCTGATTCACTCCATAGTGTTAAGTTTGATATGAAGAAAGCGCCTGAAAAAACGTGCTTCCCAAGTGATTTGTAATCATCTTGAAAAAAATAAATCCATCCGATTATAAGACATGATATAAGAACTATCGAAAGAGCTGGGAATATTCTTAGTATTCTTCTCTTGTAAAATTCCACATAAGAGAATGAATTACTTGATGCCGATTTTAATATAATAGATGTGATAAGGTATCCAGATATCACAAAAAATATATCAACCCCAACAAAACCACCAGGAAGAATAGAAGGGAAGTAGTGGAAAATTACCACTGACAACACTGCTACTGCTCTCAATCCATCTATATCCGCTCTGTATTTTAAGTGTTCCAACTTAAATTACCTCAAGTTAACTAAAAAAATAATCAAATTAAATTATTGATTAGTATGTCCTAACTTTATGAACAGTAACCATTATTGATACTGATATTGCTAACAAGCTGATCATAAGCTTTGTTGTTCTTTAATTACAAATTCCATGTGCCACCTAGTTGTTGCTTTGTACTTAAATGTACATTGGTGCTGACGAAAAAGCTGAATGACACGGACACGACGAACCAGGCGAAGTTGACAATGGCCTGTCCAGTATGGAAAGCATAAATGCATATGGCGAACACAACCCCATGTATTGGCGTGTTTATGACACCTATCGATGTGTACCTTGCAAATAACTTAAGCACGTTTTAATCCGTAAAATGTAAAAACCTACTTTATCACCTTTAGGGTAATTTCGTTAAGTGTAATCTTAACAAACTTAATCCATATATGGTTTATTGTGTATGATGAACTCACCAGCTAAAGGGGGTTTTTATGCACAGTAAATGGTGGTTGATATGTCAGCCCAACTAACCAGTGAGTCTTTAAATCAGTTGCTTAGTATGGGTTCTCTGGCTGCGGTTATCGCCGGGGTTCCTCCTGAGGTGGCTCTTGGTGCTTTATCAGGTGCGGTAATATTTATTACCTCAGCCGTTGAGTATCCAATCCGCCGCCGGGTTCTCCTGTCGATGCTCAGCTTCCTATGCGGGCTTCTTTTCTATAAACCAACTGCATCAATCCTTATCGGCGTAGCCAGCCTGATCCCAACTATCACGCAGGATTCATTTGAGAAAGGGATAGTCTTCTCTGCTGGCGCGTTCGTGTCGGCAATCGTCGCAGTACGTATTGGCATCTGGCTCTATCACCGTTCAGACAATCCACGCGATTTAATCCCGGGGAGAAAAGACGATGACAACTCATGAGCTGCTTTTACTTATTGCCAATGCGGTTATCTGTTCTGCGATAGCAATCCGCGTCGGAACCTTCCGGCGTAATGGATCGCAACACCGCCGGTGGGGTGGGTGGATAGCCTACTTCCTTATCGTGGCATCAGCCAGCATCCCCGTCCGCGCCGCATATGCAATCTGGTATCACACACCAATTACCGCCGATTTATCGGAGGTCATCATCAACGCTGTCATGCTTGCCGCCGTCCTGAAGACACGCGGTAACGTCGTGCAGATATTCAAAATATCGAGGTCTCAACATGGACATTAACCAGTTCCGGCGCTCAGCCGGTATCACTGAGCAACTGGCCGCGCGCTGGTATCCACATATCACTGCTGCCATGAATGAGTTTGGCATTACCAAGTCAGATGACCAGGCGATGTATATCGCACAGGTCGGGCATGAGTCAGGAGGATTTACCCGGTTACAGGAAAACTTCAACTACAGCGTTAACGGACTGTCCGGGTTTATTCGTGCCGGGCGAATTACGCCGGACCAGGCTAACGCACTCGGCCGGAAAACATATGAGAAGTCTCTTCCTCTGGAACGCCAGCGTGCAATTGCCAATCTGGTGTACAGCAAGCGCATGGGAAATAACGGCCCGGGCGACGGGTGGAATTATCGCGGTCGTGGACTTATCCAGATCACTGGTCTGAACAACTACCGGGATTGCGGTAATGGTCTGAAGGTTGATCTGGTCGCTCAGCCTGAACTGCTGGCGCAGGATGAATACGCTGCCAGAAGCGCGGCATGGTTCTTCGCCAGTAAAGGTTGCATGAAGTACACCGGTGACCTGGTGCGCGTCACGCAGATCATTAACGGTGGACAGAACGGTATCGATGACAGGCGCGCACGTTACGGTGCTGCCCGTAAGGCACTGTTATGATCTTGGCATTCGTCAAAGTGTATTGGAAACAGTTGCTTATCGTGGTGATGCTTGCTGCTCTGGTTATTGGCTGTCGTGTCGCATGGGTTAACCATGGTGAAACTCAGTACGCAGCAGGGTATGCGCAGGCGCAGGCAGACCAGAAACAGGCTGATGATAAAGCCAGAGCACAACGTGATCAGGAGAAAACACAAATTGAACGTGATGCGATATCCCGCATTGAAGCTGCGCGGGCTGATGCTGATTTTGCTGCTGCCTCTTCTGGCCGCTTGCAGTCAGAACTTGACAAGATCAAGCGATTCGCCGAACACTATACCGGAACTTTCCCCACTGGCACGCCAGCCAGCAAGGTCATCGGTGTGCTCGCCGACATGCTTGAAGAAAGCAACCGAACTTACGTCGCAACAGCAGAAGAAGCTGAGCGATATAGGGTTGCAGGTGAGTCCTGTGAGCAGCAGTATGACGCACTGAAAAAACGGGGTACTGTTAACCGGTGACGGTATATAAAACGGTATGGTAAAAATCATTTTTCATAAAGTTGTTATCAGTCAATTAGTTATGAGTATCGTAAATAATTGAGTGGGAATAAGCCGATAATCCTTCCTGTGTTTTCATGAACAGGTAAAAGTGAATTTAACCCTCTGTTTTTGCAGAGGGTTTTTATTTATGTGCATTCATGAATTTTCTATGTGGCGCACAGTTCCTGACGGCAAATTTGACATAATTACGAACCCACGAAGGTTGGTTGTATCTTGCCGTGGTCGTTGATTTGTTCTCGTGCAAAGTTATCGGTTGGTCAATGCAACCACGAATGACAAAAGATATTGTTCTGAATGCGCTTCTGATGGCCGTGTGGCGACGTCATCCCCAAAAACAGGTGCTGGTTCAGTCTGATCAGGGTAGTCAGTACACCCGCTATGAATGGCTGAAATCGCACGGACTGGAGGTCAGTATGAGCCGTCGTGGCAACTGTCATGACAATGCGGTTGCAGAAAGCTTTTTCCAGCTACTGAAGCGTGAACGGATAAAGAAAAAGATCTACCAACGACTCAGAAGTGTCCAGGTTATCCGTGGCGATTCAGCCCAAATAAGGGGTATTTAAAATATAGTAACTTTATTCTTCAACTATATAACCAACGTCCAGCTTTAGCACTTTCAACGAGCATACCAACTGTTAGTGGCTTACGCGGATCAGGCTCTTTACTTCCAAAGTACTCTGGGTTCAGATAGTTGAGTATGTCAAATCCTTCTGAATCTATATTCCAACGCTCGAAGTACTCTTGTAGAAGTTCTTCACTATCTTCAAAAACGAGTTTTAGATCATCCCTAATACTGGTATCAAGCGTGATGGTTCGCTTTGGCCCACAGAGAAAGTACTTTTTAGTGTTATATTCCTGATCGATAAAATCGATAATTTCTTTCTCAATATCTCTCAT